AAAACTATGGTGCTAAAAATATTTCAATACTTTCGTCTCACCTCATTAGTTCGCCAGTTAGTTCGGCTGTTAGACAATCCACATCCGATAGTCCGGCTGATTATTTCTATGTGGTTAATAGCGATGGTACAATGGCCGTGCTTAATATCGCTAGGGATCAAGAGCTTTTAGCATGGTCTTTATGGACAACTAACGGTACTTTTGAAGAAGTAACTGTTTTAGGGCAAGATGTTTATGTAACGGTTAAAAGAACAATTAATAGTTCTACAGTTAGGTATATTGAAAAATTTAATAGCGATCATTTTTTAGACGCTTCATTGATTAAAACTAGTGGTAGCGCAACTACTTCTTGGGCAGGGCTAAGTCATCTTGATGGTGAGACAGTTAATGTAAGAGGTGATGATTATATTCTTGAAGATGCTGCTGTAGCAAGTGGAGCTTTAACTAGCTCATTAGATGTATCTGAATTAGAAGCTGGCTTAGAGTATTTAGCGCAAGTTAAGACACTACCGATTGAAGCTGTGTTAGATAATTCTCAATTAGCTGGTGATTGGAAAAGATTAGTTTGGGTGAACGCTAGATTAAATAATAGTAGAAATATTGTCGTTAAGTATAATAATAAAAGATATGTACCAGCGTTTACTTATTTTGGTTCTAATGTTTTAGACCAGCCAGTAGCGTTGTTTACGGGTTGGAAAAAAGTACATCTTGCAGGCGTAGAGCGAGATGTTGATGTGGAAATCACACAAGACGACCCATTAGAGTTTGAAGTATTAGCATTAACAATAGCGGTAAAATGAACCTTATAGATTTTAAAGAAAAAGAACATTATAAAGAGGTAGAACGTTGGTGGGAGTTTTGGCGTTGGAAAGGTAGAGTATGTGCAGAAGCTCTATCTGATATAGGCTATGTAGTCGAGAAAGACGGACTGTTGCTATGTGCAGGGTGGCTATATACTACTAATAGTTTAGTAGCTTGTTTGAATTTTATTACTGCTAATCCTTATGCGCCTAAAGAACAAGTAAGTGAAAGCTTAGATTTTTTAATTGAATGTTTAAGCCAAAGAGGTTTAAAGGAAGGGAAAAGAATTATTATGTCAACGATTAACAATAAGAATTTAGCGAAACGTCTACAGCGTTTAGGTTTCTTAGAAAACGGGGATAATTTAACTCATTATACAAGATTGAAATGGCTACCGGAGCATTAATAGCAACAGCGGTTATATCCGCTGCCACAACAGCATATACAGTTAGAGAGCAAATTATGACTGGTAAGCGTATGGCTACCATTGCCGGTCAACAAGCACATGCCGAAGCTAAACAGTTAGAGATGCAAGCTCAAGCTGAACGAACACAGGCAGAGGTTGACGAACTAGATAGACAAAGAACGCTTGACCGTATTATGTCTGCACAAAATGCAGTGTTTGGTGCTAGTGGTCTTGCTACTACATCTGGTAGCTTTACTAATATTCAAACTACTGATGCCGCAAGAGCAGCCGAAGCTAAAAGATTAAATCAAGTATTTACTGACACTAGACAAGTTGGCTTTAGTAATAATATTAGGCAGATACAAAATCAAGCTGCGATTACTCGTAGTGCGGCTAAAATGGCTAGGAGGACAGCAGGTATACAAGGGTTTGGTTCTATATTCGGTACTGCGGCTTCAACCTATGGTCAGTATAAAATTATGAACCCTACTCCGAAGAAAATTACAAGTTTAAAGTAATATGACTAAAACGAGAATTACACAAAGAACAACAAATAATCCAACTAATTTACCACCTAGAGGTGTAGTTCGTTTTGACGGTAATATTCAAGCAGCTTCACGAGGTACAGCAGTATCGCAATTACAACCAATAAGATTTACTCCGGGTGGTGAATATTTAGAGCAGATGAACGCTGTAGCTGATTTAGGTGAGGGTATCTTTAATGCTACTGCTAAGATTGCTGTGGCTTCTCAAAGAGCTAAAGAGGCTGAAAGAAACGCATATCTAGCAAACGTTGAAACCGATGATATTGTTCAGACCAATAGGATTTTCAACGAGAATAAACTACAAGGTAATGACCCAGAACTATTAACTAAAAGGCTTGAGGAATACCGTAATGGTAAAATGGCTAGTATGCCTCAAGATGTCCAACCATATTATCAACAAAGTTTTGATAAAAGAGCTGCTACTCTAACAGTAAAATCTCAAGATCAGTTTTTTAAGAAAGTTCAAAATGATTCTCAAAAATCTTTAGAAGCTGCTCAAGAATTAGTTGGTGATGATATATTTAAGAACCCAGCACCATCTACTGAAATTGAAGCTCAACACTACGAGGATAAAATAACTAAGTACCAATCAATTCTTCAAGCAAGAATAGATCAAGGTTTTATTACACCAGAAGAAGGTGCGGTTATCCAAAAAGATTTTCAGAAGAATTTAATTACAGTAGCTTATAAGAATCAGCTTCAAGCAATGGATTCTAACCAAAGAGCCAATGCTATTCTTGAATTGCAAAAGTCTAAGAAGTTACCAGCAGGTTTATCTATAGAAGATAAAAACGATATAGTAGCTAAGTTAAATGCTTATAATTCTACGGTTGATTCTATTGAGACTAAAGCCAATGCTCAACAAAAAGCAGAACAAGAATTAAATTTAGCAAGGCAAGCCGCTGATTTAGAAATAAAAGTAAATCGTGGTGAAGCTACATACGAAGATGTTTTAGAAGCTGAACAAAGCGAAACTATCACACCAGCTAAAAAAGTAGCACTTTTCAAGAAGTTAGATGATGAGAAAGACAAAGTAGTTAAAGAGTCATTATCTTTGAGAAAAGTTTATGGTGCTATGAATGGCTCCGATTTTATAGACCCTAAAAATACTGACGATAAAAAGGCTGTTGATTTAGTTTACACTAAGGTTCTTTCCCCACAAATAGATGCTATTGAAGACCCAGCCGTGAAGAAAAGTACAATAGCTAATTATGTTAATTCTGTTGGTGTGGTTCCCGAAACTTTACGTGGTAAAATGCGTGGGGTATTTAGGGGTGATGATGTAGAGCAAAAAGTATTTTATGCAGATTTGGTTGGTCGTATCCAAGAAACCAAGCCTCAAGCTTTAGATGACTTTGACAATAAAGATATTACTCAAGCTATAATGATTGATGAAATGGTTAAGGCTGGTACACCTAATGAGCAGGCTGTAGAGAAAGTAGCTAATATCACTAGTGGTCTTAATAAAGGTAGGCTAGAAATTCTTGAAGAAGATTTTAAAGAGTTGGTAGAAGATAAAGGCACAGGTGTTAAAATTAATTCTTACAAAGTAATTGATACTGTTAGAGATACTTTTGACGAAGGTGTATTTTCTGTCAATGCTTCTTTACCTAATCAGCAACTTGGTGTTGAGGCAGCAGCAATTAATGATTATAAACGTCTTTACAAAACTTGGTATCTCAACACAAATGGTGATGCCGAGTTAGCTGAAAAGCAGGCTAAGTTAGCGTTAAAGCGTACTTGGGGTACTACTGGTGTAAATGGTGATTCTAAGCAATTAACTAAATACCCTATTGAGCAAGCTTATCCGGGTATGCCTACTAAAGAAATCAAGAAAGATTTAATGAAAGATTTAAAATCTTTACCAGAGTATAAAGACTTAGCTGACGATGATGTAATAGTCCAATGGGACGCTAGAACGGCTAGAGAGTTTAGACAATACCCATCTTATCAAGTTTTAATATTTAATAAAGAAGGTGTGTTAGAACCAATAGCCGATGAGAATTTAGCTCGTTGGAAACCAGATTATGACGGCTGGAAAAAAAGAACAAAAGCCGCTAATCTTAAAAAGAATCAAGAGAATAGAGCTAAATCTTTGGAAGAAGAGAAAGCTATAAATGAAGCTTTAAGTAACCCTATATTCTAAATAGTATGCCTTTTTTAAAAGAACAAAAAGATATAGTTTTACCAGATTTAGTTAAAGAAGAGGTTAATGTACCAGAAATAGAAACTACTTTAGGTGAAGCAACTAAAAGAGCTTTTCGTTACGAAAATATTGTAGGAGCTATTGCCTCTAATAAGTCCCGTGGTAATTGGGTGCGTGACCCAGAATTTAATTTTGATAAAGCTTTTAATAATCTACCAGAGGATTACCAACTGTCAAAATCAATTAGTTCTAAATTTGCTGACGCTGAAAACGAAGAACATTTTAATGCTATTAAAGAACAGATAGACCAAGAAAGTTCTGATAGAGAATATCTAGCTAACTCCGGTTGGAAAGGAGTTACCGCTAATCTTGCGGCAGGGATACTAGACCCTATCAACTTAATTCCTATTGGCGGTACTGCATATAAAGTAGGAAAAACAGGGAAAGCAACTTACAATGTTTTAAATGCTGGTGCTAGAACTGCAATGGTTGGTGCTGGTACTATTTCTTTACAAGAAGCTGCTTTACATTCACAGCAAGAAAGTAGAACTCTTGGTGAATCAGCGGCTAATATTTCTGTAGGTACTTTATTATCTGGTGTGCTTGGTGCTGGTAGTTATGCTTTATTAACTAAATCTGCTAGATACCCAGCGTTCAAGAAACAAATGGAAGCTGAATTAGATATTACAGATTTTGCCGAAGATGTACGTAGAGGTGTTGAGCTTCAAGAAAAACCCGGTTTATCTTTAAGTGCAGCAGCAACACCTAAGAAATCAAGAGAAGAACTATTAGAAGAAAATAGTTTAGTTTACCATAGTTTGTTCAAACCTATAATGTTTCAAGACCCCGGGTTGCGTTTAATAAATAGCCCAGTGGTATCTTCCCGGTTAGCCCTACAAGAGATAGCGGAGTTTGTCCCTAAGTTAAAGAAGAATTTAAAAGGTATTAATACGGCAAAATCTGTTGAGTCTGAAAGATTATTAGATGAAGGTAGGTTAGCCGATGTTATCTTGAATAATCAAGATCAGTTCGTTAAGTATAGACGGCGGATAGGAAAAGACCCTAATAGGTTATCTCGTGCAGAATTTAATACCGAAGTTTCTAAGGCTTTGAATAGGCAAGGCAATTCACCAATACCAGAGGCAGCAGCGGCAGCAGCTAAGGTGCGTAAAGATATTCTAAAACATTATGGTAAAGAAGGTTTAGAGATTGAAGGCTTCTTTAGTGATGTTAAAGCAATACAAGACACTTTAGATACTTATTTCCCACGTCAATTTAATAGGGCAACAATAGCTGCTAACCCAGCTAAGTTCCAAAAGAAAATAGCTGATTACTTTAAATCTGAATATTCAAAAGCAAAGCGTGGTGAAAAACTTAGGATTTATGAAGATGCTATTGAAACATTAGACGAAAGTTATTTTCAAAGATTAGCTCTTGATGTTTACGATAATGTGATGGGGTCTTCAAGTGCAGTATTGCATGACAATATTGGTCTATCTTCTCTACCAAGTTTTGCTAAAAGTAGAAAATTATTAATGGATAACACCGAGATAGAAGAATTTTTAGAGATGGACGTTGACGCTGTTATGACTAAGTACGCTAAACTTATGTCATCTCGTACCAGATTAGCTAAAAGATTTGGTATGGACTTCTTAGATGACAATATGCAGGCCGGTAAATCAAGAATAGTTCAAGACATTAAAGAAGAGTATGCTGACCTTAAAGCAAAAGTTCTTGATGACCCGAAAGAATTAAGAAAATTAAAAAAAAGAGAAGAGGAAGATTTAGCAGACTTATTTGCCCTAAGAGATAGATTATTAGGTACTTATGGGTATTCAATAAACCCAGATAGTTGGGCTTATCGTGTGCAACGTCAAGTCAAGCAATATAATGTGGTAACTATGCTTGGTGATGTTCTTGCCTCTTCAATACCAGATGTAGGTAAACAGGTAATGGCCGGTGGTTTTGGCAAATTATTTAGTAAAGGTTTAAAACCATTAGTAAAAAAACTAGCTTCGCCGGAATTTAGAAAATATAAAAAACTTCATGCAAGAGAAATGAACCGTATGGGTGTTGCTCTTGATCTGGTCAATAATGGACGTGTAAACGCCATTGGTGATATTATGGACGATTTCGGTAGACACACTAAATTCGAACGTGGTGCTGATTATGCTAACCAGAAACTAATTACTGCAACTGGTATTAAACATTGGAACGCTTCTTTACGTCAAGTAGCTGGTGGTATCATTCAAAGTAATATGCACGATGCTATGTCAGCGATTGCAGGTAATAGTGCTTCGGCTAAACAAATATCTAATCTTGCTAAAGTCGGTATTGATAAAGCTTCGGCTAGAGCTATCAGAGCGCAGATAAAAAAACATGGTGAAGTTATAGACGATTTAGTTTTCCCAAATATCTCTAAATGGGATTTTGAGGCTAAAGAACTAGGAGAACTATACGCTATTGCAATTAAAAAAGAGGTAGATTCAACAATCGTAACTCCGGGTGTTGGTACTACACCATTATGGATGTCAAGAAATGGTTTAACTTTATTCGGCCAATTCCAGTCGTTTGCTTTCTCTTCAATGCAAAAAACTTTAATCCCGATAGTTCAAGATTTTGATGTAAAAACGGTTCAAGGTTTATCTGTCATGGTTGGGTTAGGTACTTTAGTTGCAACTTATAAAAGAGCTGCTAGGGGTGAAAGTATCCCAGACACTAAAACTTTAGTCCAAGAAGGTGTTGATCGTAGCGGTACACTAGCTTGGGTAATGGATTATAATAATCGTCTTGAAAAAATATCTCAAGGAAATATCGGATTATCAAGGATTCTTGGTACTAACGCAACAAACAAATACTACAACTATAATAATTTTGCGGCTCTTGGCCCAACAACAGGTCAAGTAAATAATTTACTGAATGTGGCAGGTGGTATCCTTAGTGGCAATATTAATCAATCTACAATCCATTCCGCACGTAGATTATTACCGTTACAGACTATGATAGGCGTGCGACAAACTCTTGACTTAATGGAAAAAGAGTTTAATAATACATTTGGGATTCCTAAAAATTAATTGAATATTTAATAATATGGTTACAGTACCGTCATTAGTAGATGAAATACCGTTAGATCAGTACACAGCCACGGCTAGTCAAACTGATTTTAACTTTACTTATATGATTTTTGCAACGGAGGATATTAAGGTCTATGTTAATGACGTGCTTAAAACTGAAACAACAGATTATGTTGTCAAGCAATCAGATGGTAGTGCCATAGTTCCGGCAAATGATTTACCAATGGACGGTGGTAAAGTAGTTTTCAATTCCGGTCTTACCTCCGGCGACAAAGTTTCCTTATCTCGTGATATAGCTATTGAAAGATTAACCGGTTATTCCGTAGCTGGTGCTTTTAGGGCAGATGTAGTCAACGCAGAATTTACTAAAATTTTTGCAGTTCAACAACAATTAGAAAGAGATATTAGCCGGTGTTTAAGGTTAAGTGCTTCCGACGCCGAGGGCGGTTCTTTAGCATTACCAACTAATAGAGCTAGTAAATTCTTAGCTTTTGATGCTAACGGTGATATGATTGCTTCCGCTGGTACTATCAGTACCCCGGCTATTACGGTTAGTTCTTTCATGGAAACTGTTTTAGATGATACTACCGCTGCTGCTGCTTTGACTACTTTAGGTATTAGCTCTTACGCTCAAACATTATTAGATGATACTACGGCTGCTGCTGCTAGAACTACTTTAGCTGCTCAACAAGATGTTATAACTACTAGAGGAGATATTATCCATGGTTCTTCAAGCGGTGTAGCAGAGAGATTAGCTATAGGTGCTGCTAATCAAATATTAACATCTGATGGTACCGATGTTGCTTGGTCTGATAATTTAACAGTAAACGGAAAATTTAATTTTGGTAGAGCCTCGCAAACAATATCAAGCGGATCTATTAACTATACACAACCTATTGCAAATTTAAGGGGTGAGGGCTTTGTTGATGATACTTTAACTACTATAAATGGTGGAACTGCAGGGGATACAATAGTTTTATCTAGTAGTAGTGAAGCTATAACTATAGCTTCTGGCACTGGAAATATTGTATTGCGTGGTGGCATTGATAGGGTTCTTTCTCAAGCTGGCGATAAAATAACTTTAGTATATGATGGTGTAAACTGGACTCCATTAGCACTACAGAGTTCAAGAGATTTTGCAAGTTCTAACGCAGCAAATGGCTATCAATTTTTACCTTCTGGATCAATAATTCAATGGGGCTATGCAGGAGCAGGGTCTGCAAATACTACCATATCATTTCCAATTACTTTCCCAAATCAAGCATTTAATCTAACTTTTGGTAGTTCAGTTGGCAGTGGAGTACCTAGAGGTAGTGCATTAACTACTTCAGGTTTTTATTATAGTCCGGCAAATTATGCAAACACACTATCTTTTTGGCAAGCAATAGGTAATTAAAGGTAAATTATGATAAAAGTAAAATACAATCAAGAAACAACAAAAGTTGAGGGTTATTTACCTAGCTTTATGAATTACCCTAATAATGTAATAGATGAAGTTGCAAAAACTATAGATGGCTCGCCATATATTGAGATTACAGAAGAAGAGCATCAAGCAGCTTTAGGGAAAGAAATGGCTGTAGTTGATGGTGCTTTAGTTGAATACACTAAAACAGATAATGAATTAATAGCAGGGCTTAAAAACTCTAAATTAACAGAGTGTATTTCATATTTAACAAGCACAGATTGGCAAGTAATAAGAAAAGCTGATATAGGGGAAGATATGAAAGAGGGGGTTGCGGAAAATAGAGCCTTAGTTAGAAGGTTACAAGATAAAATTAACTCTGCTACTACAATAAAAGAGTTAGAATCAATAAATACGGAGTTTTCATAATGGGTACTATATCTTTAGAATTTATAATGAAAATGTTTATTGGTGCGTTAGGGGCCTTTGTTTGGTTTTTAATTAACAAAGCAGATAATAAGATCAACACTTTAGATAAAAAAGTTTCATCTTTGCAAAAAGATGTAAATGAAAAGCATAATTTAGTAAAAGAAAACTATATTCTTAAATCTAGCTTAAATGATACGATGACTAGAATAGAGAATAAAATATCAGAAACTAGTGATATTTTGAGACGAGAGATGGAAACTTACAATAAACATATAAGTGATAAAATGGATTTAAAATTTGAAATGCTTCATAAATTAGAAACTTTACTTAAAAAGTAATTCTAGTGTTTTTTTAGCTTCAATTAGATTAATCATTTCATTATACATAGTATTTATTTTGACTTCTGATTCTTCTCTTAAAATTTTACGACCAACTAAGCAATATAAATATAATTTATTATATTTGTTATATACGTTTTTGTTTATTTCATTTATATTATGGTGGATTTTTATTAAATTATTCATATAAATATTTAAAATTGCATTATACTATAAACATATTATATTATAATAATAATAATAGTTTTTATTAACAGAAATAAATTATGGAACGATTAAATTTTTTATTAGATTCAAAAGGTGATTTTAGCTCTAAAAGATTATGGGGGCAAGCAATATGTTTAATTAATGATGAAAAAAAGTAGTAAGTAAAAAAACTTAATTTATTATATAAAGCATAATGAGATGCTAGGAATAAAAACTTGTAAAAATTTAAATAAATAATATGCCTAATTTTTCTAAAGAATCTGATAATAAATTAAAAACTTGCGATATTAGATTGCAAATATTATTCAATCAAGTTGTTAGAAAATATGATTGTATTGTAATAGAAGGGCATAGAAGCATAGAAAGACAGGAAGAATTATTTAATGATAAGAATAGAAGAACTAAAGTAAAGCACAGCAAGCATAATGAGAAACCTAGCCTAGCAGTAGATATTTCACCTTACCCAATACCTGATAAATGGGGAAAAGGTGACAGCAAAGAGAAATCTAAATTTTACCATTTTGCTGGATATGTTAAAGGAATGGCAGAAGCTAATAATATTAAAATTAGATGGGGTGGAGATTGGGATAATGACAATGATTTTAATGACCAGACTTTTGATGATCTAATTCATTTTGAATTAATAGGGGTTTAATTATGAATAGTTTTATTGCCGGTATTATAAATTTCATTGAAGACGATAGAGGGTCTAAATCTTCTAAAAGAATAGCTGGTTTATTCCTAATCTCTTCTGGTGGTTTTTCTAAGTTGGCTCTTATTGCTTATGGTGCCAAGATTAAATTATTAACAAAGTTTACGCTTTATGATAAGATTGATGCATCAGCAGACACTATGTTGTGGGCTGGTGTAGCTTTACTTACCGGAGCAATGATAGAAAAATTTAGGAAGAAAGATGATAAATAAAATACTAGCTGCCTTTGGCGCAATAGGTGCAATATTATTATTTTTTGCAGGTAAACAAAATGAAAAGAATAAACAAACTAAAAGAGCTATTAAATCTGTCAAAGCTGCTAAGAAAGTGCAGAGCGATATTGATACCATGTCTAGTGATGCTAAGCGTAAGCGGATGCGGAGGAAATATTCTAGGTCTGGGAAATCCAAATCTTAAATATTCTGACGTTCTAAAATGCGTTAGGCCGACAGATGCGGAGATAGATTTTATGACGGATCAAACATTAGATATGATCCTATATAATAATGAGTTAATCTGTGAGGATGAATAAGTTTACTAGTGATCTCATTGTTAAATCATATAATGAAACTAAATGGCAGTTAACCGAAGAGTTTTATTTTTACTTTGAAGAACACGGTAAACGAATTAATGTTGTAGTACCAAAAGGTTTTATAACTGACTTTGCGTCAGTACCGAGAATATTATGGTCAATATTACCACCAACTGGTAGATATACTAAGGCCGCAGTATTACACGACTATCTATATTCTAATAGTTCTAAACTAAAAACAAATAGAAAACAGTGTGATAAAATGTTTTTAAAAGGTATGGAAGTGCTAGGCGTTAAACGTTGGGTACGAAATACCATTTATAGAGCCGTAAGAATATTTGGTAATAAATATTATAAAAAGGGTTAGCTCTCTTTATTAATTGCATAATACAACAATGCTATTGCATCTGCCTCATTATCATCTTTTGGATTATGCCCTAATTCTTGAACCGCCTTTATTACCTTTTCCTTATTGGCATTGCCTTTTCCAGTTATGTGCTTCTTAATGGTGCCTACTGCTACACCCTCATAAGGAATTTTATTATCTTCACAGAACATAGTTAACGCAGCTTTGAATCCGCCATAACAATGTGCGGCATCAACACCAATATGTTTTCTCACCTCTTCAAAATAAATTACACCTATACCTAGTAATGAACTATTGTGGATTTCTTGTAGGTAGTTTCTAAAATTAACAAACCTTCTGTCGGCACTTTGAAAACGAGTAGCTTTGAAGTTTTCGCTATAAGATACCATTCCTAATTCTGTGCGTTTGGTAGTCATAGCAAAACCTGTTGTCGTGCCTAAGTCTAAGGCCAATATTATTTTAGTCATTTTCTAGTTCTTCAATTAATTTATCTAAGTACCACTTAGCTTTTTTTAAATCTTCTACTTTATTTTTATGGTCAGCTCGTGAGACATATTTTATTATGTTACCTTTGCAAAAGCCAGCTAATTGTGATGGCGATAGTTTTGCTTTAATATAGTCAAAGGTTTCTATACCACCAAACTTATAGTGATCTGGGTTTATTTTTTCGTTAAACATTTTTTTAACTTCCACCAATTAATTAATAAATATAGTTCATCATCAGTTAATATAAAATAGTCGTCCATAATATTATTTTTTATAGTTAATACCTTCCCAACCTTCCGCAGCTACGGGGCAATCTTTAGCCCAGTTGGGTGTTGCTGCCATGAGATTACAAAATCTTTCTAAAGGATTTTGTAAAGCTGTTTGCTGTGGTACTTCTGCGATCAATTCGTCATGTACGGATAGAACAATATTGAAACCTTCATTTTCTATGCGTAACATTGCTTCGGCCATCAAGTCCCTTGCCACTGCTTGGGTTATATTCTCCACCAGCTTACCGCCGTATGTACCATTACGAAACGCCTTACCCATCTTTTCAGCTAAATAAGTTAGTTCAGGAGACTCACCCCAATCATATCTTTTTATTTTTAATTCAGGTTTATAATAATGTAAACAGCGACCACTTGGTAATTGACACTTTAAGAAATCATCTTGCATAAACCAAATAGTTTTACCACATTCTACACGATTACCAGTTCTCACCGCTGTGTGTGCTGCTTTCTCTTGATCGTACCAAAGTTGCCTAACATGGTGGTAGGTCTGGCGATAAGTATTAATAGCTGTTTTAGCCAAGCCTTCATGTACTTTAATCCCCCAGCTTAAACAAGTCTCATAGAATTTAGGTGCGCCCATTCCGTAGCCTGCGCCAAGTATAGCAGCTTTACCTAACTGTCTTTGTTCTGCGGTTACGTCCTTAACATCTACTCTATAAATATTAGAGGCCATATCTTTGTACAAGTCCTCACCGTTTCTAAATTGATTTAGCATTTTCTCACTACCTGCAAGCCAACCGAGAACTCTAGCCTCAATAGCTGCAAAGTCAGCAACTAATAGTTTCTTACCTTGTGGTGCGCATACCATACCTCTTATAGCTGACGACATAAAACCCATTACATCATCGGTTAACATCTCAATACTTGATGCGCTACCTTGCTTAATTAGCTTGATAGCAGTAGCCATATCTTTAATACTACCTCTTGGCAAGTTTTGGAATTGCACCAACTTACCAGACCATCTACCAGTTGAAGCACCGTGATACATAAGCACATCACGGATTCTACCATCTGGTGCAGTAGAGTTTTTCATTGCTTCATATTTAGCCGTAGAGGTTTTACTTAATGCTTGGCGTATCTCTAATACTCTTTTAACCTTAGCGTCCTTAACAGTTTTTAAAGCCTGTTCTACATCTGCTTTAGTAAGCCCCGGTAATTCTTCGCCACGTTCTTTACACCATTCAAGGATTCTAGCTCGTTGGCCAACAGTAGTTATCTTACCTTCGGTTAATATAGCTAATTCTTTTTCTAGTTTTTCTGAATACTCACCTAATATCTTTAGTGATTTATTGACAGCATCTATATCTATATGGACACCACGCTCGTTAATCTTTTGGTCTAACTGCCAAACTTTTAATTCTCTATTTGGTAGGCCACCTAGTTTGTTTGCTATTGCATATTCTGCTTCAACATCTGATTTGCAATAGTCGTATAATGTTTGGAATTTTTCTTGGTATTCTTCTTGTTCATAAAACCCTCCTACTCTTGGTCTAGGTTTTGATAGCTGTAGCATAACTCTTTTACCTTCGTCATCTTTAATAGTTGAAAGGCCAAGTATCTTACCGGCACCACCTAATGATCTAGGTAATGCGTGGTATGCTGCAACACTAGCGGAGCAACGCCATTGCTCTGGTTTAATCTCTGGCCAACCATATCGTTTAACCATAATGTTATGCCAGATAGCTTTTTCAAAGAAAGCGTTGTGGGCTTCTACTAATACCCCCTTATTAATTTGTCTTGCTAACACATCCATCTTTAGGTGGTCTTGGTGATCTACACTTAAAGCATCCATGTTATTAAATAGCATGACAGGGCTATCATCAAACTTCACGGCTAAACAAAGTATCTCGGTACTTGAGTCTAACGAGTAGACCCAAGCACCGGACTTCTTTATATCAACCTCTGATCTTGTTTCAAAGTCAATATAGATCATTACCCTAGCAAGTTTGAAGATTGATAATTATCTGGGTTGTCAGCTTCATCATCAATAACATCAAACTCGTCTGCTGCTGATACTCTAGCTGCGCCGAAGGCTTCACCATCTTTAACTTTTTGTACGTTGTTAAGAGATAAAGAAACACCAGAGTTACCTTGAAATTTTGACCCTTCTTTTGGATAAGCAAAAGCATTAACACTGGCTCTTATGAAACAACCACCGTATATTTCTTCTTCGGTTAAGATGTCTTGATTTTGAGAATCAACTACACCCGGCTTACGAGTGTTCTTAACAGTGATGAAGAAACAGCCGTGATATTCTGGGCCATAAGGTTCACCATTCCTTTTAGTACCATCACCGTCCTTGATTGGATTGTGAAGTACCTGTGGTACTTTCGTACCCCATCTATTTTTAATGGTTTGATCTATTATACTTTTTAGTTTTGTTAGATCAGTTTTCTTATCAAACAAAATATCAACTGAATATTCGGACTTGCCGGACATCTCGTTTAATTTAGGTTTCATAAGGTTAGGGAAAGACGCTCTTCCTACGGGAGTAATTACTTTATTAGTCATGTCATTACGTGTTATTAAGTTAATAAAAAATTTAGCCTTCAATGACATCAAAGTCACTTCGGGCAGACGATTCTACTTCCGGCCTCTTATCACTAACAGGCACGATAGTATTACCGTTATCTGGGGTTTCGCATAGCGAAGCCACCAAATTCTTGTCAACTTTCTTCTTCTCTATTTGAGCAGGAGAAAGTAATTTTAGTTCTGAATATATTAAGCCAATACCAATGTCGCCGGGGTGAACACCCATTGCGTCTCTTAGTTTTCTGACTATCATATCTTGATTACCAAACCATTTACGATTAGCTCTTTTCTTAACGAGCTTGTAACCATCTATAGATTGGCCACGTTCTAATTCGTTGAACGCATAAGACTCTACGGCTTTTAGCCATGAAGATATTACTGGTGCAAAATCTAAAACCTTTTTAATATCTACCGGTTTCAAACTGTCTGGTTCTGGTAATATTATCTCTTCGTCTTTAAATTCTGCTTTAGCAACTTCTTGCAAACCTTCTATAAACTTGGGGCATATTGTTTGAGCAGGGCAAAACCTACACCATTCACCCCTATTTAAATCACCAGTTATTACCTTCTCTTGCTTAAAGTGCTTGGGGTCTAGGTAAACTGTTGTAGTTTCTTTTTGACAAGCTTCAACCCCTTTCTTTAAAACCTTAGCAAACTTATCAAGGTACCCAACAGTAGTTACCCAAGATTTAATTGGTTCACCTGCTGCTCTTGGCTGAAAGATAGTTAGTTTAATCTGGCTATCTGGGTGTAAATCTTGTACATTAGCAGCACCTAAACCATAATATGCTAGCTGTGTATTTTCCTCTGGGCTTACTGCAATACCAGCGCCGTGTTTGTAATCAATAACTTCAAGCATGCCAAGCATATCACTATACACACATGCGTCATTAGTACCAAACATTTCGTCATGCACGAAAGCTAAACTAAATTGAGTTTCAATAAATAGTTCACCTAGCTTTGCTCTGCTCCTTACATAATCTACATAAACTGTAACCGCTTCAACCATATCTTCATTGACAAAGTATTTACTTCCATCGTCTAAAGTTATTTCTTGGTCAACATAATCACTAGGGTTATTATTGTTCATTAAACATAACTCACCTAATTTGTGAGCTGCGGTACCTTCTTGAGCATAGACACTTGACGGTTGCGGTGGTACTGTCTCGGATAGCTTAACACTACCCGGACAGTTTAACCATCTATTAGCTGATGAAGCGCCGTATTTTGAATGTGCTTGAGGCATGATACTACGCTATTTTGTTTAATAATTCTGGGTACTTTTCTTGAGGTACCGCTGGAAAGTTTGTATAACCACCTAGTTCTTTGAAGATATTAGCTAAAGCTTCTTCTCCGTTATCTTGTATAAACTCCACGAGTTTACTCATAACTTCGTCTCTAGTTGGCAGTTCTTCTTGAGTCTCCACTTTAGGTTCTTCTTTAACTACTTCTTGCTTTGGCTCTTCAACCTTCTTAGGTGCAGCTTTCTTTTTAGGTGCTGGCTTGCTAACTTCTTCCTCAATAGCTTCTTCAACTTTTTCTTCTACCTTTTGAGTAAATTCTTTTTTAGTTTGAAGAACATCTTTAGCATAAACCTTTGGTGGGTTTGTATTGCCGAAAGGCAACTCTTGCTGGTCAGATATTTTATTCTCTTCAATCTGTACTAACCTTGAAGTGTTGTTAGCTATAACTGAAAGCAATTCAATTATTAGAACATCAGTAGCAGCGCCACAGTTGTTTCTCATACGTACTAGTTCGTCAACTTTTTTTAAATCCATATTAGTTTTTGTAATTAAGTTAATAAATTAATTTAAAGTAGATGGGTCTACTTTATGACCCTCTATATCAAGTGTTGGTTTTTTCTTGGCGTTTTTAAAACCGTCTTTCCAACGCTTGATACAAAGTTCCATTTCCTTTGGTGTCTTGAGAATGGTGTACGCATACTCAAGAGTCCAATTCTCTTCGGCTTGACCACCCTTATCAGTGTCATTCACCTTAACATTAATAACTGTATCCCTAACCATTTGTGCATTGTCTTTCATATAGTATGCTATTGGTTTCCACTCAAACTTAATGTGATAGTTGTTAGCCCAGTAACTTTTGAAGATGTTTAATAATTCTGGTACTTCTTTATATTCTATTTTCATAATTAGTTTTTATTAAGTTGTTCAAAGATTTCAAAATGTATGTGTCTATTATGGTCAAAGTTATCACCCTTTATTATAACAACATCCATACCATAAAAAGTTCTGGTTTGCTTATAGTTTTTAATTAATTCTTTATCGTGTACAGTTTCTTGTAGAACAGCTAATATAGTTACCGCATTAGTTACCATAACTAATTTATTAGCCGGAAAACCTTTACTTATTAATTCTTGCCTGCGTAATTGTACCTGTGTAAATACTCCCATAGTTATGCTAATAATTGGTTAATAGTTTTTTCTTTATCAAAGATAGTCTTGAGCATTGTTTCATCTAAACTTTTCTCAACCACTAAGAACTTTGCAGTTACATTATCCTTCTGCCCTATACGGTGGCAACGATCTATTGCTTGGTTGATCTCACCGGGTACCCAAGAAGTCTCGGCGAACACTACGGTACTAGCTGCTGTGAGCGTCAGCCCTGTGCCGGCTGCTTGGATTTGCCCGATGAAAACTCTTACATCTTCCTTAGTTTGAAAATCATCTACTGCTTTTTGACGATTTTTCATAACGTGTTTTCCAGTTATAACCACTGGGTTAAACTCTTGTAGTTTGTCTTTGATTCCGTTGATTACATCGTAGTGATGAGCGAAGATAACCACCTTATCAATACTATGTAATAAGTCAGTTATATATCTTGCGCTCTCATCAATCTTAGCCACTGCTAACTCATGTCTGATTTGTGCAAGCTCTCCCATACTACCACGCTCTGGGTATTTCTTTAAGTCCTCTATAAAAAACCACTCTTCCCTTTCTATAATCTTTTCAGTTTTCTTACATAATTCAAACGGTATTAACTGAATAGTTTTATCTGGTAATTGTTTCATTACATCTTTCTTTAGACGGCGAACCATACAAGTAGCTCTTAAACGTACGCCTAATTCTTCTACGTTTGAATTACCAGATACATCTAAACCCCATTTTGAATTGTAAGCATTACAAAATCTGTAGGCATAATTTCTATAGTCTTGGTATGGTGTAAGCGCATGCGGAGCTAACATCTTTATCAATGGGTATAGTTCTACTGGTCTGTTTAATAGTGGTGTGCCTGTTAAAAATATTTTTTTGGGTACAACACGGGCTAGCTTTCCAACGGCTTTAGTTCTTTGTGTCTTAGCGTTCTTCAAGTAATGTGCTTCATCACATACTAATAGAGTAGCTTTGAAAGCTATTAATTGGTCGTTAATTATTTTTGATTTGAGTAAGTCGTAGTTTACTATGATTGTTGAGGCATCTTTTGGGAATCTATCTTTACCAGTTCTAACTACAAAGGTATCCATGTCAGCCCACTTCTTGAACTCTCTAGCCCAATTTAATTTTAATGAAGCTGGGCAAACGATAATCCGTCTCCTGAACTCTTGGTAATTTTGTATGAAGAAGATCACTTGAAGAGTTTTTCCTAACCCTTGTTCATCAGCTAACAGAACATTTTTTCTATGGGCTATCTCACCGTACCCGGCTGCTTGATATGGGAATAGTTGAGATTCAAAATCTACGACTGGTTTTTCAGAGTAACTATAGGAATAATTATCTAGATAACTCTTTAATTCTTCCGGGTACTCTTCAATATTTAATTTCTTAACAGCCATCATCGCAATATAAAAGCTGTTAGTACCCCACATCTTGTTCTGCGAACACCATTTAAAACCTGCTGCTTTGATTTGGTTACGCTCACCGTACTCACAGGTTATAAAATATTTTTCGTTATCAAACGTTATCTTCATGTCGTTTCGTTTAGTTACGTGTTATTTAAATTAGTAGGTTAACGAACAAAAACGAAATCGTTAACCTACCGTTTTTCCAAGACGGTTAAATCTTAAACTTTATTTTTAATGTCGTTTTAGTAATGCAAAAATTAAAAATATTTAAGTTCTTACCGTCTTTGACAACATAATATACAAGTATATTCTTTTATGTCAAGAACTTTTTTAAAATTTATAATAATTAATTGCAGGGTTCATAATCTCAAAGGCTTTCTTATTGTCGCCCTCTTTAACTTTACCTAGTACCGCTGTTAATTGAGACACTAATTGGTGAATGTCAGTCTCAATTTCATTTTCTAAAACCAGATTGAGTTTTACCGTCTATTCTAACTGTGGCACGCTTCCAACCGAGGTGGCGTAACACAGAACCAATTCTCTTTTGTTCCCTAAAGCCACAAGACACAATGTCTCTACCAAAACAATTTAACCACACATGGCGTACTGTTGTTTTGTCTATGTTCTCTTTGTCTAACCATTCAACTATCTCTGGTTCCCAATCATCTTGGTTATATCTTTCAGCTTGTTTGTTCTTTGCTATAACATCAGCCTCTAAGTTATCCATAAATAATGGTTCACCTGCTTTGTATCTAACTACCGCTTCGGCATAAAGCATTGGTAATATTTGTTTGATACCATCACTATCAATCTTAACTAATTCTATTGGCCACATTCTTCTATTGCCAGTCTCATCTTGTAAGAATCTATCCTTATTAGTGGTCGCTACAATAATACATTGTCTTGGTAAATCTCTTGGCAATCTGTCATAAGGTAATCTATCTCTGTCAGTTCTTCTTGATAAGAAAGCTTTAACCTCGTTCACATCTGCGTCATTAAACATAGTAAGCTCTGCGTTTTCTACAATTAGTTTTGATCTCATACGCAAGATAACATCTTTATTATTTACATCGCCTA